TGGGGGTTTGGTCAGATGGCCTCGAAGGTGTGGCCGAAGACCTCGATACGGCGCGCGGCTTTGAGGGCCATGCGGGTCTTGATCATGCAACCCATCGGCAGGCCGAGGGCGCGGAAGGCGGGGCGCATCGAGGGAAATTCGCCCTTGCCGACAACGCGCACTGGGCAACGCGTGACGCGGGCCGCGCGCACTTCGGGCCGCGCCCAAGAGGCGGAGGCGGAGGTGGCGGCGGCGCTGTTGCCTTTGGCGCGGACCTTGAGGGCGCGGCCGGTTTCGGCGTGGAACTCGAATCCGCATACGTGGCACGTTGCTTCGTGCATGTGGGCTTCGGTGCCGTCGTTGGCGACGCGGCCGACCGTGATGTCGTTTTGCCATCCGCCGCAATTCGGGCAGATGAGGCTGCGGGCTAGGCGGGCGAGGCCTTCGTCGGTGCCGATGGCGGCGGCGGTGCGCTTTTCGGCCGTGGCGCGGTCGCTGAAACGCTTGACGGTGGCCGCGGCTGCGACGTTGTGGATGACGATCAGGTCGGCGGTGGTCAGCTTGGCGAAGTTCATTTCACTTCCTTTCTGGGTTGCATCGGGCGTTTCCCGATGAAATGAATTCTGAACCATCACCACGCGGCTGGGGGTAGGTGTAAACCCTTGGTTGCCCAAAAATCTTCGACTGGCTTGTCGAGGCCCAGGAAGTGCGCTGCCGCTGCGTGTGGCGGAGCGGTGCAGGAGCGCTCGGCGATCGCCGTCAGTAGCTCCCGTTGCCGCTCCTCCCGATCGGCCAGCTTGCACACATCCTCGTGGCTCGGCGACCAGTACGGCGAAGCACTCGTGATCCGCACGGACCGGACGCCCAGCGCCGCGACGCCGCAGGCCACCACACGCATGCGCTCCACCTCCAACTCGGCGCGCAGGTCGGCAATGCGCTTCTGGAGCTGGGCCATGACGATGGCGGGCGCCTCGCGGCGGATGCGGCGACGGCGCTGAACACGCATGACGACTATCACGCCGACCAGCAACGCGGCGGAGGCGAGCAGGATGACGATGGGGATCACAGGGCCTCCGGCAATGGGAGCCGCCCGGACAGGACGCCGGGCAGCGAGTGGAATGGGACGATGTGGCCCGAGGCCACGAGGGTGGGGTGCTTCTTGCGGAATGCGGCCCACGTTTTGCGCACAGCGGACGGGTGCGCGTAGCACATGTGCCGTGTGACTTCGTGCCACTCCGCAAAAGTGGTGCGCGGCGCCGCGACGAGGCTGGCGCCGTCAACGGTGCGAATGAGGAGCGCGTAGGTCATTCCGCGCACTTGGCGATGGCTTCGTTTGCTGAGGCCAGCGCGCGCATGGCCGGCAACTGGCGCAGTGCGAAGTCATCTTCATGGTCGCGTGATGTGTCGCGCACGAGCCAGCAGGATTCGAGAGTTGTGATGGCGTTCATGGCGTTCACCTGTGATGTGGAGATGCGGGGCGGTCAGCGTGATCGCTGCGCAGCGCTTCGCCCGAGGCGACAGCGCGGTCGTATGCCGCTTCGAAGGCTTCGCAAGCCGCGGCCCACTCAGCCCGAGCCGCCGCGTAAGACTCGGCGGAGATGCGGTTGGCGGCGAAGTCGGCGCGGGCCGCGCGGTGCGCCTTCTGCGCTTCGTCGTGGGCCGCGACGGCGGCGGGGTAGGTGGTCATTGGTGTCCTACTCCACGCGAACGAATGTGATCGTCCGCGCATTGCCGCGGAATGTGAAGCGCATGCCATTGGCGCGGATCGAGTCGCCGCGCCCCATCCTGACATCACGCGGTTCGACACCAAGCAGTGCGCCGAGTTGATGGGCGTACCACGCAGGCGAGCTGTAGATGTGTGGATTGGTGATGCCGGAGTGACCTGTCAGAGCGAATTTGGTGAGGTCGTTGGTTGGTTTCATGAATCATTTCCTTTCTGTTTGTGATGGTTGAATTCTGACGCGGTTTGCGCATGCAGGGAGTAGGTGTAAACCCTTGGTTTCAGGGTTCGCCCTTAAAAATTTTCGCGCGGCAAAGGCCGTGCGAAACCCGAGAAGCCCGAGAATTGGGGTCGTTTCGGCAGGAGGCGAGGAAATTCGATGAAGCATGCGGACGCTGGCGACTATGTGCGGTTCCTGGAGGCGTTGGGGGAGGGCATCGAGGGGGAGGAGCGGCTGATTCTGTGCGGGTTCCCTGGCGACCCTGGGAAGGTGGGGCCGACCGCGTGGCGTCCCGAGCCTTGGCGGCCGGGCCGGCGTGTGGGATTCGTGGAGACGGAGAATGCGTACGTGGCGGTGTCGGCATTTGGACGGGCCGCGGATGGGTCGTACAGGCGCCGGGTGGATGGGTTCCGGGCGGGGCTGGCGCTGATGATTGACGACGTGGGGACGAAGGTGCCGCGCGTGGGACTCCAGGGCGTGGATCCGACCGCGATTGTGGAAACGTCGCCCGGCAATGAGCAGTGGTGGTTTTTTCTGCGCGAGCCGCTGCGCGACGTGTCGCGCTTCGACGCGATCATCCGCGCGTTTATCGCCGGGAAGCTGCTCGGCGCCGACCCTGGCATGAGCGGGGTGAACCGGGTGGGGCGGTTGCCCGGCTTCACCAATGGCAAGCCCGCGCACAAGGGCTGGCGCACGCGGCTGCTGGACGCGGACTACTCGCGGCGCTTCGATACCGATGAACTGGTGAAGATGTTCGGACTGCAGCTGAATGGCCGGCGCTACATCGAGACGAAGCCGCGCGGCAGCGAGGAGTTGATCGAGCGAGTGCGGGCGTTCGAGGTGTTCGCCGCGCAGATGCGCGCCGTGGGGATGTTCAAGCGCCAGGAGTTTGACCCATCCGGATGGATCGAGGTGCAGTGCCCGTGGATGAGCGATCACACGGGCGGCGCGAACACCGGGGCCGCCATCCGCCGCCCCGACGACGAGAACGGATGGTACGGGGCGTTCCGCTGCCACCACGGCCACTGCGCCGCGCGGGGATGGGCGGAGCTGACGGATTGGTTGACGGAGATGAATGAAGGGGTGCTGAATTGAACGATGAACTTGGTCCAGAGTGGCTGGCGATGAGTGCGGAGGAGGCGCGGGCGTTGGCCGACACGCCGACGCCGCGTCCGCGGGAGGGGAGGTGGATGTTGGTGTCGCCGATGCCCGAGTGCCACGCGTTCACTGGGGCTTCGCCAATGGCGTGTCTTCAGGCGGAGATGGACTCGCGCATTCCCGCGCGCGTGCAGCTGGCGCGGATGCGGGTGGCGCTGGATGAGGATGATGGCGGGGACGAGTGGCGTGCCGCGGTGGACGACATGCTCGCGACGTGCGGAGGGGTCGCCAGCGACGATCCGCGCGAGTCGCTGGACCGGCTGATCAGCTGGCACGTTCAGGTGGCGCTGGACCCGAGTGTGTCGAGCGATGGGTCGGGAAGGGGTCTAGGCGGGCCCAGGCTGGCCGCGGATGGGGAGGGTGGGGCGTGACTACTGACGTTGGCGGTGCGGACCCGATACGGGCGGCGGCGGAAGCCGCGGAAGCGGAGCTTCGGGCGCGGATGGAGGCGCGCGGACGCCGCGAGGCGCGGCCGGAGGATTACGTGTACGACAAGGCGCAGGAGGCGTTCTGGGACATGGAGGACAACACCCTGCACACCGACAAGGCGGTGGACGCGTCGATTCCGCTGGAGCGATGGCGGGCGGTGGTGCTGGATGAGGGGGCGGCTGGTGGTGGTGAGGATGAAGGGCCGCGGGCCGCGGGGCGGGGCCGGCCGCGCGTCAGACGGGAAAGAACTGTGCGGCCGTCGCTGGACATCATGCGCATCGAAAATGACCAGTTTGTGGAGGGGAGCACGTGGTGGCCAGGGCGCGAGAAGATCATCAAGGACTGGTTCATCGACAAGGACGGGGCATACGAGAGTGTTGGCCGTCGATCGTTCAACCAGTACCGGGCGCCGCCGTCATGTTTGGGGGAGGCGGGGCTGGCTCGGGCATGGGTGGAGCATGTGAAGAAGCTGTGGCCGGTGGATGCGGAGCGGGAATTTTTCTTTGACTACTGCGCGCACATGGTCCAGCGGCCGCACGAGAAGTGCAATGCGGCGGTGGTGCTCGCCGGCACACAGGGCATCGGCAAGGACGCGGCGCTGGTGCCGGTGAAGGCTGCGGTGGGGGTGTGGAATTCGAAGGAGGTGGATCCGGATGATCTGTTTTCGGCGTACCGGCCGTGGCTGCAGACGTTGATGCTGACGGTGAATGAGGTGCGGACTTCGAAGGATGAGTTTCACGCCTCGTCGATGTACAACATCCTGAAGCCGCTGATCGCCGCGCCGCCCGACACGCTGCCGCTGAACGACAAGTACGCGAAGCTGCGGTATGTGATCAACGTGCTGCGCGTCTTCATCACGACGAATGAGCCGCACGCGATGTTCATTCCGGATGAGGACCGGCGCATGTTCGTGCTGCACTCGTACCTGCCCTACAAGTGGCACGAGGCGGAGGGCGATCCGCTGTACTTTGCGCGGTTCTTTGATTGGCTGGGGAATGGTGGGACGGGGCATGTGGCCGCGTGGTTGCGGGCGCGGGATGTGTCCCGATTCAACGCGAAGTCCCCGCCGCCGCGGACTTCGGGGTGGGATGCGGTGGCGGGGACGTGGGAGGCGCCGGATGATTGTGTCGCTCGCGCACTGGAGAGGCTGGGGCGCCCGGATGTGCTCTTTGGACAGGAGTTGATCGATGGGACTTTTGACGACCGCGAGGAGATTCTGGGGATGATGAAGTCGCCGCGCAAGATTGGGCACCGGATGCAACGGGATGGATACCTGCTGAAGAAGCGGCCGGATGGGGACCGGTGGTCGTTCGGGGAGGCGGGGCGCGCATTCCGGTCGCGGCTGGCTTTTGTGCGACAGGAGCTTCTGGACGACGCCGCGCGGGCGATTTTTGCGATCGAGGAGCGTGGAAGGGCGCTTGCCGCGGGGGGAAAAGGGCGACCCGAGATAAATTCTCATGAGGGAAAACACCTACACGCCTAAAGGGACTTCCCGTGTGGCTATTAGGGTTTTCCCCTGCGAAAAAACCCGAGATTCCCGAGATACACGAGATAGCTAATTGTTGGCCGGCAGAAAATAAAATAGGTGTTAGGGCGAATAAGAATTATCTACGGGAGAAGAATAGGAAAACTCACACATCTCGGGAATCTCGGGTTTTTTCCGCATTGCGGAATGTCCCCTGGCTTGACAGGGCTTTGAATTTCAGCGATAATCGGCGGAGCCTGCATCCTCAATTCCCGCGCGGCAATGCCCAAGTCCACAGTCCCCGTCAGCGTAGCGAAAGCGGTTCTCATCGATCATCGCGCACGCGCACTTCACCTGCGGCGCGGTGGGCTGACGTTCGAGGAAATTGCGACCGAGCTGAAGGTGGACGAGAAGCGGGCGCGGCGGCTGTGCTCCGACGCGATGGAAGATGCCCGCGCACAGGTCGCCGCGAATGCCAAAGAGCTGCAGGCCATGGAAGTCTCGCGGCTTGACGCCATGATGAACAGCATCTGGGACGCCGCGATGCGCGGCAATCTCCCCGTCATCGATCGCGTCATCAAGATCATGGAGCGCCGGGCCAAGATGCTAGGCCTTGACGCGCAGGAGCGGCTCGACGGCCTCACGCCCGAGGAAATTGCACTGGAGGCGCAGCGCGCCATTCAGCAGGCGATGGCCACATCTTCTGCCGCGGGCAACTGAGCGGCCCATGGAGGCTCTGGCGCCGCATTCCCTCTCCGCGGCCCGGCCGCCTCTTGCGCGTTACCAGCGCCTCTACCCGCTCCGCGCCCATCCTGAGCAGGATCGCCTCCGCAACAGCGCAGCGCGGTTCCGTGTGGTGCCGGCCGGGCGCCGCTCCGGCAAGACCGAGTTGGCCAAGCGCAAGATCATCGTCGAGGCCCTGTCCACAATCGGCTGGCCTGATCCGCGGTTCTTTGCCGGCGCGCCGACCCGTGATCAGGCAAAGGCCATCTATTGGAACGACCTGAAGGCCATGGTGCCGCGGACGCTGGTGGCGGACAAGAGCGAGTCCAACCTGACGCTCACGCTGCGCAACGGTGCGGAAATCTGTGTGGTCGGCATGGACCGTCCGGAGCGCATCGAGGGGCGGCCGTGGAATGGCGGGGTGCTGGACGAGTACGCCAACATGAAAGAGGGCGCGTGGGGCGAGAATGTGCGGCCGGCGCTGTCTGATCGGAAGGGGTGGTGCTGGTTGATCGGCGTGCCCGAGGGGCGCAACCACTACTACGACTTGTGGAAGTACGCGCGCAGCGGCGCAGACCCCGAGTGGGATGGATTCCATTGGCTGAGCCGCGACATTCTGGACGTTGACGAGGTTGAAGCCGCGCGGCGGCAGCTGGACCCGTTGGTGTTCGAGCAGGAGTACGAGGGCAGTTTCGTCAACTTCGAAGGCCGGGCGTATTATCCGTTCCAAGAAGACACGCATTGCCGGCCGCTGTTGTACAATCCGGACGCGCCGTTGATTTTGTGCTTTGACTTCAACGTCGAACCGGGCGTGTGCGCGGTGATTCAGGAGCAGACGTTGCCGGGCCAGTACGAGTTGAGCGCACAAGGATTGCCGCGGCTGGATCGGCCGATCACCGGCACAGGCGTCATCGGCGAAGTTCACATCCCGCAGAACAGCAACACCGAGGCGGTGTGCAACAAGGTGCTCGCCGATTGGGGGCTGCATCGCGGGCAGGTCCGATGCTACGGCGACGCGACGGGCGGCGCCCGCGGCACCGCCAAGGTTCAGGGCAGCGATTGGGACATCATTCGCTCTACGCTGCGTCCTGCGTTCCGCGACCGTCTCGCCATTCGCGTGCCCGCGGCCAATCCTCCTGAGCGCTCGCGCATCAACGCCATGAACACCAGGTTGCGCACCGGAGACGGCGCCGTGCACATGTTGGTGGACGCTGCAAAGGCGCCCAACGTCGTCAAGGACCTGGAAGGCGTGCGCACGCTGAAGGGCGGCAGCGGCGAAATTGACAAGGCCGCGACTCCGAAGCTGACGCACGTGAGCGACGCGATCGGCTATTACGTGGTGCGCGAATTCCCGGTGGTGAAACGCACCGCGACCAACTCACCATTGAGCATCTAATGGCCACCCGCACTCAAACTGGTGTTGCCGATCGCTCCGCGGCTGTTGAGCGGATGGCGGTGGACTGGGCGCTGTCGGAGGCGCTGCTTGGCGGCACCCGGACGATGCGCGCTGCTGGCGAGACGTACTTGCCGCGTTGGCCCAAGGAAGAAAGCGCAGCCTACACCACACGGCTTAGCACTGCGGTTCTGTTCCCTGCGTACCAGCGCACCATCCAGACCCTCTCTGGCAAGCCCTTCAGCAAGCCCATTGTCATCGGTGAAGATGTGCCGCTTCGGATCGTCGAGTGGCTCAAAGACATCGACATGCAAGGCCGCGATATCAACGCCTTCGCCGCCGACGTTATGGAGGCGGCGCTCGGTTACGGACTATCTGGCATTCTGGTCGAGTTTCCGCCAGCGCAGGGTGTGCGCACTCAGGCGCAGGAGCAGGCGGCTGGCTTCAGGCCATACTGGGTGCACATCCGCCAGCAACAGATTCTCGGTTGGCGCGCGGAGAACGTTGGTGGCGTATGGAAGCTGACGCAGCTGCGCATCATGGAGTGCATCGAGGAGCCGGATGGTGAATTTGGCACAGTCTACATTGATCAGGTGCGCATCCTTGAGCCGGGCGCTTGGTCTACGTATCGTCGCGGCGGCCTGGACATGTCGGGGGATTGGACGAAGTTTGAAGAGGGCGTCACCTCGTTGAAAGCCATCCCATTTGTGCCTGTGCACGCGGGGCGCACCGGATTCATGACGGCAAAACCGCCCCTGATCGAAGTGGCGCACCTGAATGTCTCGCATTGGCAGTCGGCCTCCGACCAACAGACCATCCTTCACGTTGCGCGCGTGCCGATCTTGGCTGTGTCGGGCGTGGAGGATGACAAGTGGGAGCTGACTGTCGGGTCGGCGACAGCGACGAAGCTGCCCGAGGGCGGCAAGCTCATGTACGTGGAGCACTCGGGCGCGGCCATTGGCGCAGGCGTCACAGAGCTGGAGAAAATTGAGGAGCGCATGCGGCAGGCCGGCGCTGAACTGCTGGTCATCACCCCTCGCGTCACCGCCACGCAGGTTCAGACCGAGAATGCGGTGGGAATGTGTGTGCTGCAGCGCATCGTGGCCGACTTCGAAGATGCGTTGGACCAAGCGCTCCAGATCACCGCCGATTATGTCCGCGAGGCGGGGGGTGGGCACCTCACGCTGTTCAACGACTTCGGCGTGGCCACGCTGCAGGAGGCCAGCGCGCAGCTCCTCCTCCAGACAAATCAAGCCGGCAAGCTGAGTGACGAAACGCTGCACAGCGAATTCCAGCGCCGCGGCATTCTGTCTACGGACCTATCGTGGGCCGAGGAGCAGGACCGTATCGAGGCACAGGGACCGGCGCTTGGCGCGATGGCCCCGACGCCTGCCGCGCCTTCGATCGCGGCTCCTGGTGTGGATTTCCCCCCTTACCGGCCTGGACTCGACGCGACGGAACTCGACGCAAGGCTGAATGCGCTGCGTGATCAAATTTTGGCGAGCGTGGTGGCGCCGACTCCTGCGATGGACAATGCCGCGCTGGCCGAGGCCATTCTGGCCGGGTTCCGCCAGATGCCCGCGCCGCAGATCACCGTCGAGGCGCCGACCATCAACGTCACCGTCCCCGAGCAGGTGCCGCCTGTCGTGAACATCGCGCCTGCAGCCATCACGGTCGAATCGCCGCAGATTACGCTGCCAACCATCACGGTGAACGTGCCCGAGCAGCACCCGCCCGTCGTCAACGTTGCCCCTGCCACAGTGAACGTTAGTTCCCCGCCCGTCAACGTCACGATCGAGAAGGGCGGCGCAGTGAAGTTCACCGAGGACAGCGACGGAAACATCACCGGAGCAGTAATGCAATGACAACCGAACCTCTGATTCACACTACGCTTGGCAACGTTCCCATTGCATCCCTGTCCTATGAAACCGAGTGGCAGATGACCGATAAGATCGTGCATTTTACCGAGCGCTACAAAGACTCCAATGGCGCGATCGTGCGCCAGGACTCCCACGTCTACGCCTTTGGCGCGGACGCAACCTCAGCCTCGAAACTCTAGGAACCGTAAATGGCAATCACCACCGCAGTCTGCAACCAGTTCAAGGCCGATGTGCTCGGCATGGCCGTTCATGCGGCCGGCAACACGTACAAACTCGTGCTCGTCAAGAGCGGGCACAGCGGCACCTACGGCGCCGGTACGATATCAGTCGGCGCGACGGTGGATGGCACCGGCACCCCATCGACCACGCTGCTCGGCACCGACGCCATCAGCGCCAGCAACAGCACGATGGGCACCTACGGCGTGACGGGGTTCACGTTGTCGGGTTTCAGCGCCACGCTGCAGACCGCCACCGGGTGCCTCGACTTCAGCGCGCCGTCCGCCGCCACCGGCACCACGATCAGCGCCAGCGGCGCACTGCTCTACAACTCCACCCAGGCCACCGGCAAGACGCTCGCCGCGTACGACTTCGGCGGCACGGTGGCGAGCACCGCCGGAAACTTCACCATCAGTGTGCCGGCTGTCGGCGCGTCCACTTCCATGATCCGCATTGCGTAAGGAGTAGATGTGGCACTGACAGCCGAACAGCTCCCGACGCTGAAAGCCGATATTGTTGCGTCGCTAGACCCAGCAGTTCAGGCTGTATACAACCCCGCGCAGGGCATCCGCAATGACACCGAGTTGGCACGGTTATACAACCTTCTGGCTGTGCCGGAGAAAATCTACTGGCGCACTTCAGTAAGCCAGGATGAAATTACCCAAAACGGGTTTGATTGGGTGAGAGTTGATAACCTGTCTGTCGGAAAAGCGCGCATTTGGGAATGGATGTTTGGCAATCAGCAGCGCGTGATAAACCCATCCAAAGCAAACGTGCGCTTAGGCATTGACGAGTGTTGGAAGGGTACGGCTGCAGACTTGGCTGTCCGCGCCGCTGTTTATGCACATTGCAAGCGCGCGGCCACGCGTGCCGAGGTCTTATATCTTATTGGTGGAGCAGGGACAACTGCTGATCCCGCCATCGCTGGCTTTGTAGGCGGCGTGACCATCACAGACATCGGCGCTGCCCTGAACCTTCCGGAGTAACCCATGGCCAATGAAGCCTATGTCAAGACCGGCACAAACCTACTCTTTAGCGGAGACGCAGGTGCGGATGTTGCCTGGTCAATGGAGGGCATCTCCAACGGCGCGGGACGGGTTAGTGCACAGCGTGATCTAGGTGCGAGTCCGCGCCCAGGTTGGTATAAGTGGTCTTGTGAAGTGCAGTGGCAGGCCACGCCGACGCAAGGGGCGGGGCTTGAGTTGTATGCATCTGGAGCGCCGGACGGTGACTCGACGCAGATCGACGGCGACGTGGGCGCGACAGACGCCGCGTTGGGTGACGTGGACATGCGGCGCAACCTGACTTACGTGGGAATCGTCATCAGCGAAAACGCCGCGGCTTCAGAAAAGTGCGTTGCTTCTGGAGTGTTGTTCTGGCCGCATCGGTACATCAGCATGGTGGGGTATAACGCGGCGGGCGCGAGCACCAACGCCACCGATTCAAACTTTCGCTTCGACTTTATGCCGTTCAGTTGGCAGGGGCAATGACTGTGACGACCATCGCATCACAGTTGCGTGCTCTTGCGGATCAAGTGGAGTTGCTGGAGTCGCCGCCTCCGCCTCCGCCTCCGCCGCCTCCGCCCCCACCCCCACCCCCACCCCCACCCCCACCCCCAACCCCACCCCCAACCCCAACCCCAACCCCAACCCCAACCCCAACCCCAACCCCAACCCCAACCCCAACCCC